TAATGTGACACTTGTTTCGGGTGATAGAATTCTTGTAAAAGATCAGACAGTTACTTACGAAAACGGCATTTATGTATATGATTCTGCTTCAAGAATTTCTCGTGCTGTAGATGCCGATCAAGACAGTGAAATGCGTGGTGGTGTATTTGTCTTTGTAGAAGAGGGTGATGTTGCTGCTGATAATGGATATGTAACTACGCATACAGGACCAGTCGTTATTGGTCAAGAAGAAATTGTATGGATTCAATTCTCTGGTGCTGGACAAATTATTGCCGGGAATGGTATTGCTAAATCTGGAAACACACTTTCTGTTGATTTAGCTACAGGTAATACTTCTGGTCTCGAATTTAGTGCTGGAAAGTTAAAAATTAATGCTGGTGGAGCAATCAGTGTTGATGGTGGTAATAACGAACTTACTATTGCAAATAATGCAATCACTACAGATCAAATTTCTTTAGGTACAACAGGTACAGATGTTGGTATTACTACTATTGTAGCATCTACAAGTGAAACTACAGATGTGCTACCTGAAGGTTCTACTAACCTTTACTACACAACTGCTAGAGCAGACTCTGCAATTGATGATAAAGTAACACTTTCGTTTATTAATGGTTTGGATGCCTCTGCTACAAATTGGGACTCTGACCTTATTCCTTCTTTAAGCACAAGTGATATTACTTCTGGCACATTCGCTGATGCTCGTATTGCTTCATCGAACATTACACAACATCAAGGTGATATTACTGGAACAGGGGCATTAAACTCTGGTAGTATTACTAGTGGATTCGGTAATGTTAATATTGGATCAAGCACCTTTACTGGTAATGGTAGTGGATTGACTGATCTTAATGCATCAGCACTTACAGGAACTATCGACTCTGCTAGAATTCCTCTATTAGAAGCACCAGACATTAAGTTTGGTGGTGCGGCATTTGACTCTGACCTTATTCCTCAATTAACAACAAGTGATATTAATGGTTTTGTAGATGCACTTGCCAATATCGACTCTGACTATATTGAGTTAAAGAGACCAGCAGAAACGATTATTACTGTAGGTAATAGTGGTTCTGATTATTACCACTTTACAGGTGATGGTTTCCCAACACAAGCAAACAATAACCCTGATCTGTTCTTAACTAGAGGTAAGACCTACAGATTTAAGGTTACAAATGGTGGTGTGCATCCATTTGCAATTGGAAATGCAGATGCTGATGCTAATAATAATGATGCTTACACTTCTGGATGGAATGCAATCGGTCAAATTGGTGGCACTGGTCCTTACATTTATGACTTTACTGTCCCAATGGATGCACCTAATAAACTTAGATATTACTGCACTTCTCATGCAGCAATGGTCGGTAATATCTATGTTGATGGTAATTATGATGAAGGGTTCTTCTATGACTCTGCACAGAGAGAAGGTGGTTTAGTAGTTGGTTCTCCAGTCTTCTATAACACAGCAACTTCTAAGTGGACAGGTGCTGACTATGACTCTACTGGTGATAATGTTGCTTCTCATATTGTAACAGATATTCAGGCAGGTGTAGGTATTAGTGTTGCTTCCTCTGGTATCTTTGATGTAAGTGGTCATGGGTTAAACTTAACTCCACACTCTTACTACTACCTTGCTGGAACTGCTGGTGGAACCGTAACATCTGCGCCTGCTGCTGATAGTGGTATCTTCCAACCTCTCTACTATGCTCTTGACTCTAATACTCTTGACATTTTTGTTGGAACACCAGTTGATCAGACAGTAATCACTCTTGCTGACTCAGAAGCACAAGGTGTTCTCTCGGATGCTAGATATAAGCAGAACGTGAATACTTTGACTATGGATGCAACTGGAACTATTCAGCAGTTGAACCCTGTAAGCTTTGAGTTTATCTCTCCAGATAACAAAGCAATGCAAGGCGAACAACTTGGTTTCATTGCACAAGAGATTGGTGAGATTATTCCTCAGTCTGTATGGACTAAGGATAATGAAGAACAGACAATGATGCTGAAACCAGATGCAGTAATTCCTGTACTGGTGAAAGCAGTGCAAGAGTTGAAACAAGAACTTAATGAAGTTAAAGCAAAGTTGGAAGAAATGAATGGCTAGTCCATCCTCAAGAGTTGAACTAATAAATCATTGTCTAAGAAAACTCGGGGCTCCAGTTATTGAAATCAATATTGATGAACAACAACTGGAGGACCGATTAGATGATGCTTTACAATTCTTTCAGGAGTATAACTCTGATGCTGTAGTTAAAACTTATCTAAAGCATCAGGTTACTTCTGATGATATCAGTAATGGATATATTGAAGTTTCTGATAATATTGTATTTGTTAAAAGATTAATTCCTATCAACGCATCAGGTATTTCTTCTAGCAACTTTTTTGACTTCAAATACCAGTTCTCTTTGAATGATCTTTATGATTTAAATACATTTATTGGTGGCATTGCTTATTATGAGCAAATGCGGCAGTATGTTTCTCTCATTGATATGAAACTTAATGGGTATCCTCTAATCACTTTCAATCGGTTGCAGAACCGTGTATATATTCACGGAGATTTTGAAACACAGAATATAAATGAAGGTGAGTATATTGTATTAGAAGTATGGTCTACAGTGGATGGAGAGACGCATACAGACGTGTATAATGATATTTTCTTAAAAGACTACCTGACACAATTAATTAAGCAACAGTGGGGAGCAAACCTAAGTAAGTTTGAAGGTATGCAACTTCCCGGTGGAGTGACTTTGAATGGACGTATTATCTATGAAGAAGCTACTCAAGAATTGGAACGATTAGAAGAGAAAGTTAGGTCAAACTACGAACTCCCTGTTGACTTTTTTGTAGGGTAAGTTATGAGAAACATATACATTTCGCAAACAGTACAATCTGAACAGGATTTGTATGAAAATATTATTATTGAATCCATGCAAATTTATGGTCAAGAAGTTCAGTATATTCCCCGCACACTGGTTAATGAAGATCGTATCTTTGGTGAAGATGTAGTTTCTCGTTTCGATAGAGCATATCAAATTGAAATGTATCTTGAGAACCTAGATGGATTTGACGGGGACCAAGAACTATTTACAAAGTTTGGTGTAGAGATTAGAGATAGAGCTACACTACATGTTTCTCGCAGAAGATGGAATCGTGAAGTTGGTCAGCATGTAGACTACGATAGACCACAAGAAGGTGATTTAATCTACCTTACACTTTCCAATCAAATCTTTGAAATCATGAGAGTGATTGATGATAGACCTTTCTATCAAATGTCTGACCTTCCAACTTATAGAATGGAAGTTGAACTCTTTGAATTCTCTGATGAAGACTTTGATACTTCTCTTGAAATTGTAGATGATGTAGAAGTGCTTGGTGCTGCGACTATTCTCAACCTTTCTCCGGGTGCTGGTGTAGACTTCCAGATTGGAGAAACAATCAGACAAGTTTATAGCAGTGGTAAGATTGTAGAGGCAGAGATTGTAGACTGGAATGCTGATAGTGATAAATTATCAGTATCACATATCTCTACGCCTGATGGTCTGTTTAGAGAGTTTACAACAGGAACAATTTTAGGATTGTCGAGTAACATTACTCGCACTGTTGCTTCTGTAGGAGATAATCTATTACAGCAAGACAATGCACAGAATGATGACTTTGAAAGCTTTGCTGATGATATTCTAGACTTCAGTGAAGGCAATCCGTTTGGAGAACCGTCATAATGTTTGGAACACACTTTTATCACGAAAAAACAAGAAAGGTAGTTGCAACGTTTGGTGCGCTGTTTAATAACCTACATGTCATTCGCACAAATGCTTCTGGAGAATCTATCAGTCAATTGAAGGTGCCATTATCATATGCACCTAAGCAAAAGTTTCTAGATCGTATTAGAGAAACTGCTAGTTTAGATGATGCTAAAGTAGCACTGAGACTTCCTAGAATGTCTTTTGAGATTAGTGCTTTATATTTTGACCCTACTAGGCAGTTACCAAAAGTAAATAACTTTACTAAAAATATTACTAATGATAGAACAAGAAGAACAAAGTTCTTTACTTCTGTTCCTTATATTCTTAACTTTCAGCTGAACATTCTATCAAAGACAAATGAAGATGCTGTTCAAATACTAGAGCAGATTTTACCTTTCTTCAATCCATCCTATACTGTAACAATGAAGCAGTTTAGTGATTACCCAGATGTAACTGAAGATATTCCTATTTCTTTAATTGGTATTTCTTATACTGATGATTATGAAGGACAATTAGAGAATAGAAGAACTATCATATATACATTAGATTTTGAAGTAAAAACAAGTTTCTATGGACCTATTTCTGATAGTTCTATTATCCGTAAGGCAATTGTTGATTTTAGAGACCCTGATGTTCCAACAATAGGTTCTTATAGTCTTACAGATTCGGATAACTTGTTTGAACGTATTATTGTGCAACCTGAACCATTAGATGCCCATCCAGATAGTGATTATGGATTTGTTGAAACGATCCTAATTCCGGGTGAGGGTGACAGTATATAAATATAGTTAAAAATAGAGGCAGATAATTAATGGCAAGACGTAATAGCAGATTTGTAAATCAAAAAGTAATTATTGGTAATAAGTCGATCCAAGAAGGGGACTTAACTGATTCCGCACGGGATGCATTAGGTGCTGACTCTGATTTTGTAAAGACTGTACAAAACTTTCCGGGTAGTAATATTACTGCTTCTAGTATTAGTCCTTCTGCTATTGCCGATCAGGACCAATTGATTGCCTCTACAGGAGCATTGACCACTGGTGGTATCTTAACCATTTCTAGGGATGGTGGTAATAGTTTTATCAACTTTGATAGTGTTGATCAGTTTGAAGGTGGAGATTCTAGTTTAACAGTAGAGGCAACTCCCACTGGATTTGATTTTCTCACAAAATATGCAACGGGACCAATTCCATTTACCACGAGTTCTAGAATAACTGTTAATCTACAAACACCTATTCAGAATCAACAAGACCTATTGCATTTCTTTAATGTTGATGCTGGGGCAGAGACAGATGAAATTCATTCTGTTCAAATTCTTGATTCTGCCACAGAAAATGATTATGAATATGCATTAGAAGATGAAAATGGGGTTTTACATTATCTAAATTTGCTTGATAGTATCCCTTATGGAGACCCTAGATTATCCACCGCAGGTGGTGATAATGAAATTGATATTATCGGTGGTCAGAGACTTTGGCAAGGAATTAAAGGGGCTAGATTAGCAGATAGTGCGTTAGAATTTGGTGATTCTGATGCTGGAACTGGTATTCAAACCAGAAATATTGGTTCTAGGTTAAGATTTAGAACAAGAAAGTCAGTCCCTTCTAGTGAGGCAGGAGGCGCCCCGTCATCATA